ATGCTGGCGGTAGATGCTTTCCAGCTTCTTGGCCGATATCTCGAGCGTCGTCACCAGCTGCCAGTTCTCGGCATCGATGAGGCGTTGCTCGATCCTGATTTTGACAGTGCGGCTCCGGTTCTTGCCCTCGTCATTCACACGGACCAGACCGCCCGGCCATGCCAGGATGATGGACGCCCCTTTCGCATCAACACCCGTGGTCCGGGTGACGGGCGTCTCGATGGCGGGCTGGCCGTCGATGACGTCGCCGACGTCGTCCCGGGGCAGCGGGCGGGTCAGTTCAGCGCCAACGCTCTCCTCCACGATCTGCTTGGGATAGAGCGACACCGGGGCATCCGTCTCCAGCCCTTCGCGGACTTCGATCTCGACGTCGTCATATTCTCCGATCGATGTCTCGCCGATCTTGAAGTCAGTGGCGCTAATCCGCCCTTCGCCCAGATTGAACAGGGAGACGATCAGCTGCTCGTCGTTGTCGATGACCATATAGGGCGTGGCGGCAAACGGCGGCGCATAGCGCATGGTGCCCATCAGGATCGGAACGGCACCATCCGGGATCAACCCGTTGCGGAAACCGGAAATCCGGTACCGGTTGCGGTTTTCTTCAGGCTGCGTCGGCGGGACCAGGGCATTGATGGCCAGATTGCCCAGTGCCGTGACGCCCAGCGTGATCAGAGCGCCGCCGATAGCCGTAGCGGTCGCGCCGGTAAAGCCGAAGGCCCCGGCGAACGCAGCCCCGTAGGCACCGCCCAGCGAGATCGCCGCGATGCTGACGACGACGGAGAGTACCGAGCGCAAACTATCAGCGCCCGGCACAATCCGGATGAGAACCTTAACGCCCTGGCGCGGGCGGATGTGACGCCAGTAGGCTGGCAGAACCACCTGGACGCCGTTCGTGTTGCTCAGCGACACCCGGACCTGCGCGAGCACGTCGTCGCCAGCGCCGGGCAAAACCAGATCGACGATCTGCGCAATCGTCAGGCCCTCGGGGCACGCGATTTCGACCCGGCCCGCGCCGGGGTCCATCAAGGGTGCCAGGATGACGGTATTCCCGATCATCGCGGCGCGACCGAAACCATGTCGACGTGACGGTAGATCCCGTTAAGGCGGTTGCCCCACTTGCCAGACTCGTAGCCTTCGATCTTGGAGCAGTCGCCACCCACCATATGGATCATCAGGCCCCGGCGGACAACGATGCCAACATGCGACGCCCAGCGGCCGCGCGTGAAGACGGCGATGTCAAACGACACGGCATTGCCGGTGGCCGGCAGCCAGAGCGGCGATGCCGTGGCCCCATCGACCAGGGCGGCAATCTCGCCATGCTCTTCAACGCTGCCGTAGCCGAGATAGTCCGGCAACGTGATGCTGAGCTCTTCGCGGTAAATGATCGTGGCCAGCCCCCAGCAATCGCAGCCTTCTCGCGACCGTCCGAACTCCAGAGCAGGCAAGCCGATGAACCGATCCGACCAAAACGACATCATGGCTGCAGCCCCGGAAAGCTGAACCGTGTCATGCGGCCGGGTGGAAAGCTTTCGTCCTCAATCGCCTCGCGGCTGAACTGCAAGGACACTTCGCCGCCTGTGATCGTCGATGTCGTTAAATCCATGCCCGTCCACTCCGCTTCAATGTTGTTGGGGGTATCGGCCAGAACGATGGCCATGCTGATCGTTGCAAAGTCGATGAACGAGCGGAGCAGCTTGGTCAGCTTGTCATCGATGTTCTCGAGCACCAGCGTCATCGCCGCCGGCGCATCGTCCTGGTCACCGGGCTGCAGCACCGACACAGCGATCCACAGGAACGGCTCGGTGATCGGGTTAGCCCCGCGCCAATTTGACCGCGCCCCCATAACGTAAGGCTCTTTCGAGATGCGCTCGGCGTTGTCGGATGTCAGGCGGATCGGCTTTGGAAGCGTCGGATGCGTGATCTCAAAAAGGGCCGCGTAGAGCTCGGCCGTGCTGCCCTTCTCCTGTGCGATGCGGGCGTTCAGACTGATCCGTCTCATGGCATGACCCAGATCGAAAACGTCTTGATGAACTCGATGCCGCTGATCGTCTCCTCGGGCACCTGGTCGCCGAACTGGCACAACCACATCGCCGACATCACCAGCGGCGCGCCGCTGCCCGTTAAGAGTGGTGCACCGTCAGACGTGGCCAGACCCCAGCCGTCAGTGGTCGGGTCAGGCATTTCAAACAGAACCGTGCCGCGCTTGGCATCGATGCGGTAGAAATTGTCGAAGACGGCGCGGTGATCGGCGGTCAGCGTCACAGACAACGTTACCTGCTCGGCAACGCTGGAGGACTTACGGCGGTATCCGGGCGGTCCGATTTCAGACTGGCGCTTCTGGCGCGGGTCCTGCGGGGTGCGGCGGTAGGTATCGCGCTCGGGGAGCGGCAGCACACTTGGCCATTGTGGCAGGGTCATCGGAAGATCCCCTTTTTGCGGACGTTGTACTGGCTTGTGAGGGCCTGCTGGGCCGGGTTGCCGGGCTTGGCGATGGCCGTCGCGACCTTATCGCCGATCACCATGTCCACGGTGCGCTGGCCGCGGCTGTCCACCTTCTCCTCCTGATGGGCGGGCTGTCCGGTGTAGTTGAACATGCGCACGAAGACATCGCCGCCACCGGGACCTGACGGTGAGTTCGCGGCACCGCCCATGGCGGGGCCGGAGTACGCATAGCCACCGGTGCGGTAGCCGGGCAGACGCCCCTGCCGCAGGGCTTCAAGGTTATCAACACCGATGCGGGCCGTGGCCCGGGCATCGAAGACGTATTCGCGCTCATGCACGAGGCCCGCGACACGGTCTGGATCAGACCCGCCTGTAGGACCGCCCACCCGGAAGCCGGGCAGCTTGAGCGCGGTCGCAGCTGCAGAGGCCAGACCTGTCAGAAGCTGGGCTCCAATCCCGCCACCGCCGGTGCCCAGCTGGATGTTGGCCAGCGCAGACCCGAAAGCATCGAACCCGCCGCCCAGCGTCCCCAACTCGCCCGTTGCGGCCCCGGCCGTCTTGCCGAACTTGTCCAGGGCAAGCTGGGCCGCATCCAGCCGGCGGTCGAAATGCATCGCGCCTTGCGGGTTGGCAACCGAATAGCCCTGCGGACGCTCAAACCCGACAAAGGCTTCCGTGGCGCCGGTCACATCGGTCGCGTTACGCAACCGGCGCATCGACGGGGCTTCCGTCGTCATCAGCTCTTGCCAGACGAACTCCAGCTGCGCCTTCACGTCGCCAAGCTGGCCGCGCCCACCGATGGAATTCAGGAGCGCGCCGCTGCGGTCATTGTGCTGGAAGAGGCCGAGAGCATCACCGCCGTCGCCCACCGCCAGCGGATTAAAGCCGCTTTCGGCACTGACGTTGCCCATCACACCGGCAATCTGGTGCGGTGCCAGACCCTTGTCCTTGAAGAACTGCCAGACCTGCGCCTGCACGTCGCCACTGCCGCCCAGTGCGCCCAGCGGCGCGTTCAGGTTGGCACTCCCCATCGGCGCAAGCTGCGCGGCCGTCATGGCAAGGCCTTGGATGGTCACGTTGGCCGCGGTCACGTTCATCGCCGCCACTTCGGTGGATTTAGTGCTGACCCGTTCGACTTCGGCATCGGTCTTGCCGGTCAGGCGGCCCCAGATGCCCTTCATGCCGTCCAGGTCACTCATCGTGCCCAGATCAGTCCCGAGCAGCGCATTCTTTAACGGGTTCTTGATGGCCAGCTCGGCAAAAGTGCTCGTGATGGTCCCGGTGATGTCCGACAGCACCCCGTTAAAGTAATCCTTCAGGTCTTCGCCGCTGCTGGAAAAGTCGATGTTCAGAACGCCATCGACGGTCGTGTCGATTGCATCCGATGCGGCCGACTGCACCTCGCCCCAGGCATCGGCAATCTTCTTGACCTCGCGGGCATAGTCAGCCGCCAGCACCGCGTTCTCACGGTACTGCTGCGCCATGGCACCGGCGGTATCGAGACCCATCCGGGCAATCTCGTTTTCCGCTTCCTGTAAGGCCAGTAGCCGGGTGCGATCTGCCGTGTTAGCGCCGATCGTTGCCCGCTCAAGACGCAGCCGCTGAAGGTCCTCCGCTTGACCCCGCAAAGCGTCCCGCCCGGTCGCCTGGCGGTCCAGCTCAGCCATCGCGGCCGAGGCGGCGCGCAGGGCGTCGATCGTACCAAGAAGCCGGCGCTTCTCATCGCCTTCCAGCTCAGCCGCAGCGGCAATGAGCGGGCGCAGGGTCAGCTCTTCGCGCAGCAGCCGGTTGGCGTCGGCCGCCGTGATTGCACCGCTGGCGACCTGTGCCTCGAGCCGCTGGCGGATATCGACTTCGGTCTGGGCGTCCCGCGCCTGCGTGCGGGTCGCGGCCTGCAGCTCCATGACGGCGCGGGTGCGGACACGTGCGGCACCGGCGGCAGCCTGATCTGCCGTCGCCCCCTGCCACACGAGGTTGGCGTACTCCCGCTGCGCCTCCAGATCGGCCCGGCTGATCGCGTCCGGTGCATTGGTGATGGCGACATCCATCCGGTCGGCACTGCCCTGCACCGTCTGATTTCGGTTGAACTGACCCCGGTTCAAATTAATCTCGGCACCCGATGTGAAGGCAGCGGCCGCGCGAACACGTGCGGCGTCCGCGCCAGTCAAACCCTGCTCCTCGATCAGGCGATTGGCTTCCGCTTCAGACCGGGCACGGATCTGTTCTTCCGTCGTCTGGCCCAGCAGGCGCAACTCAAGTTGCAGGTCAGCGATACGATCCTGACGGCCACGTACGAAGGCCTGCGCATCGGCCTCCTTCTGGGCATCTGCCAGACTGGCGTAGGCATCGCGCAATTCCTCGACCGTCTGCGTCAGAGCGTCCCGCTCATCGCCTTCAGCTGCCGCTGCGGCTAGCATCAATGGCCGCAAGACAATCTCTTCTTGCAGCTGCTGCGCGGCTCGCTCGGCCGACATCGCGCCGGTCGACACTTTGACAGCCAGCACGCCGCGGATTTCGGCTTCCGTCTGCATCATCGCCGCCTGCACCTGGGCTGCAGCGATGCTTTCGCTCAGAACGCGGTTCCGGGCCCGGCCTGCCTCGATCGCAACCCCGGCCGACGTCTCCTCTTCGCTGGCCAAGTCAAGGGCCGCGCGCTGCCCAGCCAGATTAGCGCGGGTCAGTGGATCGCGGGCCGTTTGGATCTGGATGTCGATCCGATCCAGATCGTTAGCGATGCGCTGTTTGCCGATCAGGCCTGCAAGCGCGTTTTCCTTGGCTTCGATCGCGCGGGTGACGCGCTCCTCTTGGACGCTGTCCATGCCAGCAATATTTTGGCCACGGCGAAGGGTCGCGATCTCATTACGCAGACGCTCCTCAGTTTGACCGGAGGCATTAGCATTCGAAGATTCCGCAACAGTCAAACCCGTGCTCTGAAGAACTTTATCCCGCGCTTGTTGTTGTGTGATTTGCTGTTGTCGGCGCAAAATTCGCTGAGCTTCGAGCCTTGCCTCCAGCTCTGCCTTACGCTGACGATAGGTTATGAAAGTAGTGTCGCCGATTGCTTCTGTATTTCCGGTCTGCTCCCGCAGCCTCGCAATACGCTGGTCTTCGGTCGGGCCGTCGATAACGCGATCGATAGACCGCCCAACAACGTCGTCGGCGTTGCTGACAGCACGGGCGACACTATCCCACGCGCGGCGCAGTCCAGTGACAGCCTTCTCCGAGTCAACAAGATTGTCCTTCAACGCCGTTGCCAGAACGACCTGTGCCGCGCCGGCACGGTTCTGAGCGGTCAGGGTCTGGGCCTGCCGCATCGTGGCTGCGTCAATCAACCCGTACTTGTTGTAGAGGTCATCCGCGGCTTGCGCCGGGTCTTTAAACATCATTGCCAGGGCTGCACCGGCATCGCCGGCAGTCAACCCCATCGTGGCAGCGAAATCCTTCGAAACCCCGATCAGCTCGTTGTAAACGCCCGCTCCGACCCGCCCGGTCCGAAGGAATTCGACCTGCATTGCCCGCGCCGCTTTGACCGAAATACCAGCAGCAGCCGCTCCAGCCCGTGCCGAAGACTCCATCTCGGCCGGCGACCCTGCGACACCACGGCCGAGACCCGCTGCTGCCGTCTCAACGGCCTTTACGGATTGAAGATAGCCGTTCCAGGCCACTGCGCCGGCAACCGCTGCACCGGCCGTAAGACCGAGCCCGACCCGCAGCGGCGTCAAAACATCCTTAATGGAGTTCAGGACCTTGCCAATGCCGAGCTGCCCGATCTGCGGACCCTGCTGGAGCGCGACTTGCGTCAGCGGCATACCAAGCGCGATCGACTGAAACACGTCATTAAGCTGGTAGGTCAGGTTCTTCGCTTCGTGACTGTTCAGCCGCATGTTGCGACCGGATGCCTGAAGGGCCGGATCGACACGGCGGATGCCCTCTACAGTACGGGCGTATCCGGTATCCAGACGCAGCAAGGCGGCGCGGTGCTCATCGACACTGGTCGCGCCAAGGGCATGTGCCGTCCCGGCATCTTTGATGGCCTTCTCGTACTCACGCTGCGCCGCGTAGAGCGGGACGTAGCGAGCCTTCAGGTCATCTAGTTCTTTGGGTGTCGGACCGCTCGACGGCGATGGCGCAGGCGCAGGCCCGCCCGGCGTGCCGGCGGGCGCACTTGGGGCCGGCGTCGCGGGCTTGGCCCCTTCCGCCTTCAGGCGTGCATCGCGCGCACGCTTCTCGGCTTCGGTGAGCTGATCGGTCGCGGTCTTATTGCGCTTTGCAGCCTCGGTGTCCTTATCCAGCGCCGCCGCATGCTGAGCATTCGTCTACGTGGACTTGGCCGTCTCGGCATTCAGATCAGTGACGCCCGCCTTCACTTCGGCCACCGCGGCCTTGGCCGCCGCATGGGCCGCCTTGAAGACCATCGTAAAATTGAGCGTGCGATCTGACATCAGTCTGCCTCGTTAAATGCTGCGAGTGCGGCCCGTTCCATGTCCTGGACATCGGCAAAGACGTGTTCCGGAGCGCCAGTGCGGCGCAGGACGACATCGACGCCCTGGTAGTCGAGCCCGGTCCAGTGCAGCCCCGCCATCGTGCTGGTGACCCGCCACTGAGTTTCGCAATCGAGAAACGCCAGCATGCTGGGCCAGTTGATGTCCCAGACGGCAACCCCGTCTGCTGCGTCCGGAGCGCTGGTCTGGCTGACCGCAAGGCCCATCTGGGCAAAGTCGCTGGCAATGCCTGCGTCGATCGTGACGGGCTGGCGCGTGTCAGATCGGCCGACACGCGCCAAGGCCCATGCCCGTGCGGCCGCCGTTAGTTTCCCAGGCGTGCAGCCTGACCGTTCTGGCTTTCGGCCAGCGCGTCATTGACACCCGTCCGGAACCACGGCTGCTGCATCGCCATCAGCAGGTTCTCCTGCGTAAAGGCGATGGCGTTCTTGTCGGCGTCCACAACGTCGTCCCAGCCGGTGCAGACCTTCATCAGGTTCGCCCGTTCATGGCTGATCTGCTCCTCGACCGTCGAAAGCTTCTGGAAGACCGCGTTGGAGGCGATGGCCTCATCCTGCGTCTGCGGGGTGAACCGCATCTGGAACGTCTGCTCGACGATCTCGCCCGGTGCGTCCGGGTTCGGCATGCGGACCGTGACGGGCCAGAAGTAGCTGATCTTGGAAGAGAGGACGAATTTCATGGGGTGTCTCCGGTGGGTGTCTGGGTGTGGTGGATGCGTTAAAGAGCCAAGCTTTGCCGCCCGTTCTTAACGGACGATGATTTCCAGCTCGTCGAGGCCAGTGGGCGGGGTCATCATCAGCGGCAGCGTGTAGTTGACGATC